ACAAGCTCCCAGTTTACATCACTCTTAGTAAATTCAGCATAACGTGTCTTAATTGTAGACATATCGCCTTTCCAGTAAGAGTTAAGTCTTGTAAAAAACAACTGGAACCCTTCTGGTATAGCTTCTATCATACCATTCATTGAAGAAAGACTGGCACGTATAGTAGCTGCGTCACCTTCAAACGGATATCGTAATGTAGCTCCAAGAGCTGTAGATAATGGTCTAAGAAATGTTGCAGCGGATGTACCCATAAGAGCACGGAATGGTGTTTTAGGACTACTTAATATACTATGACTCATCATTTCTTGTAAGCCTCGTATAATAGCTCCTGTACGATCAGGTGCAGTAGGGTCTAATTTACCACCATATAATACAACTCTAATAAAATTATCAAAATCTTCTAGCTGATTTACATTATTCATCATAGAAAATGCTTCAAACAACGCATTAAGTAAATCGTCGTCTGGATCATCTTTAGCTATCTTAAGTATAGATAATATAGAATCTTTTGCATCTTGCATTTCTGCTGTTACAGCATCATTAATAGCTCTATTTCTAGCTTTACCAGCACCTAATGCTCTAAACTCGTCAGAATATATAAGTCTAGCTTTCTTAGTTTGAAACAATGCAGTTAACATTGTATCTACTATCTGTTTAGCTGGACCATCTATGTCATCTAAAGACACAAGATCCATTATTTCTCTACCAGCTATGCCAGTATCTCTTAATTGTTTTAATAATGAGCCTACAACTAGGTCTCCTACAACAACATTTTCAGCTGTCCAGATTGCTTCGTCATTAATAATATTATTTTTTGCAAATAAATCAGCTAAAAACTCTTCGGGTGTCATGTCTGTGACACTTCGACCTTCTACAATGTTTTTAAATCCAATTATAGCATCCCTATATGTGTCAGCTAAAAGCTTTCTGTCACCTTTTACAGCGTCTAATTCTCTTGCAAACTTATCAGAACTGAGTAACTTACGTAAAGTGTCTTCAACTATTTCATCAGTTGTACCACCTTCACGAGCTACACGCTCACGTTGTACAGGTGTAGTTACAGAACCAGTCGAGCCATCTTCAGATCCCCACTCGTTACGTGTACGACCTAGCTGTTCTCTAGCTGTCTGTGCATCTACTTCTGATATATGTGCACCTTGATGCCTGTCAGCTATAGGAGCATTTTTATCTGCTCTAAATTCTGTTTCACCTTTACGTAGTTGTGCAAGTCCAGCTTCTATTGTCTGTTTTTCTACACTATTATTACGTGCTATTATCTGTTGTTTAACTTTACTACCACCTTTACCTATTACCCAAAGTGCACCATCAAATGCAAGTCCAATACCCATACCTTCTATAATGTTTTTTATCTTCATCATTATAGGATGGTCTGTATCTTTAGTAGTTAAAGGTGTATCTGCCCAACCATAGTGTTTTGTTAGTGTACCTATAGCGTTGTGTCCGTCTGATGTTTTAGATACAGCATCAGACAAAGCACCAATACTAGCAGCTCTTGTTAAACTACCAGCTTTTAATAATGCTGTTGCACCACCGGCTAGCAAAGGTATACCTGTTACAGCTAATCCTTTAGCGGCAGCAACTGTACCTAATGCCATTGTACCAAAGTGTACAGCACCTCTCATTAAATTACCCCACCATGTTTTAGTCACGATAGGATCACTATAACTATTAAATGGTTGCCAATCTGGTTCGTAAAAACCTTTTTCTTTTCTTTCCTGTGCCATCTCTCCAGAGAGTGCATCTATCGTACGCTCTGGAAATGTAGCAACGGAAGAGGCGGTATCTTGAAAACCGCCTGTTACAGCAGACTGTGCTTCTTTTGCAACTGCTTTTAAACCCCACTGGTCTGCTTCCCTTGGGTCTGCCTGTTCAGTTAATGCTTTCTGTTCTGTGTCATACTCAACTTGTTTTGCCTCAGCCGTAGCTTCGTTTTGTTTTTCTCTTTGTCCAAACTCACCAACAAGTTGTGTAGCATCTTCAACAGCAGAAGGGTCTAATTCAAATTCTTCCATAGTTTAATTATATACTAGCATCCACGAGTGCCTTAGCAACTCCGGGAAGTAGATTTCCTAATTCATTCATAGGTGGTACAACACCAACAATATCATAAAATTGCTGTGCTTCTTCTTTTGGTACATTAACCAGTCTTTTAAAACCGGGCATACCGTTTAGTCCGTGACCTTTATTTACCTTTTGTCTTAATCGACCTAAAACAAGAGCTTTTTGTGTGTCTTCATTAAACAAGTCTTGCAAGTCAAAAGGCATGCCACCCTCCATTAATACTTGTAATAAACCTTCTTTGGATATATTATACATACCAAAGCTGTCATACTCTGTAGCAAGTTCTAAGACTTCTCCTAAAGTATGTTGAGTTAATGGTTTAGCTAATTGTGTAAACTTACCGTTTTTAGTAACCGCATCAAAACCACCATTCTTTTTATAAGCTGGATTAGTTATATTTTCTAACATCCAGTTCATGTTACCAGTAGTAAATACATTACGATATACTTTAGATGAAGTTGACTTATCTGTAAAATCTCTAGAGTCTTCTACATTTACATATGTGCCTAAACCTTGTTTGATTCTACCTGTAGATTCTAACCTAGTTTTTGCAAAGTCGTGTGGATCTAAGTCAGGAAATAGAGCAGATAATGCTCGGTAATATTCCGGTAGTGAACCACGTTTAAAGTCAGACTTCCAATACTTCTCTGCTGCATCTAAATAAGCTTCTTCACCAGCTAGTGGTGCAGTACTAAATAATAACTCTTTATCAACTACATAAGATGTTCTAGCTATAGCTAAATCACTTGCAGCTGTGCTATTATATTTATATACTGGTAATGTATCATAAGCGTTTTCTCCTTTTTTACCTGTGCCTGTACGCATCTTCTTGATAACATATTCTTCAGCTCCACGCTGTGCCATTTCATCAGATTGGTTTTGAGCTTTTAAACTAGCAAACTCAATCTTATAATCTCGCATCATGTTACGCTCAATCGCTTTAAACTTAGGAGTCTGTGCTTTACTTAGATCATTCTCAAATGTATACTCAGCTATCTGAGCTTTTAGATACTTTTCACTTTCTTCAAAGATTGCTTCTGGTACGTTATTACCACTTCTGTTAACAAGTTTAGCTGCTTCAGCTTTTAGTGTAGGATTTTGTATAGTAGCTATATCATCCTCACTGACTATACCACCTGTGCTTGCAATGTGAGATAATCTTCTCACTCTTTCTACTTCATCTTCGTAGCCAATAGTATATGCTGTTTTTAGCTCTTCTGGATACTCAGTAGTTTTAAAGTTTTCTCTCCAGCTTCTAGCAGTATTTCTTACCCAGTCAAGATCTTTAACACCTTCATGGTTGTCTATCATTTCAAACTTCCATAACTCTTTGGCATTTTTCTCGAACTCATCAGATTCTTGTTTCATAGCAAGATGTGCTTTTGCGACAGCACCTCTCATTTTTACAGCTTCTACTGGAAACTTGTCTGTATAAGACATTGTACTACCATCATTCCATTTGATTGGAGTATCAAGTAATGTATCAACACTATTTTGTGACACGAACTGAGCTTCTATACCCTGTGTCATGGTATCAACCCACTCTTCTCTAGCAAATCGTAGCCCTTTTCCGGGGTAGATCTCTTCAAAGTATGCAGCTCTTTGCTGTATAAAACCTGTAGGACCAAAGTTAGCTTCAATAGGAGCTTCACCCCCTGCTGAATCCCATACTTTAATCATACGGTTTTTACCGTAGGCGTCCATAGCTATAGTATCTTGTCTATTAGCCCACTGTGTCATCAGGTTTTTCTCAGTCTGACGCATAGAAGGTAGTAAATACTTTCTAATTTCTCTGTCAGTTATGTCAGGATTGTTACGGTAAATCTCTCCTAGTACTAAACCTTGAGCAGTTAACGACCACTCGTTAATATCATCAGGATTAGTAATGTCACCATAGCCTAGTCCACCGGGTAGTATTAGACTATTCTTAGCCTGAGCTATTAAAGATGGTAATTGTAAGGAATAACGATCTAATATCTGTCTTGTGTTTAGCTGTTCAGTATCTATAGATCCTATAAGTGCCATGTTCTTGGCAAATTTAGGACCGTTAGTTGCTTCTAATTCTCCAGCTGCTGCATTTAATCCGACACTAATCTCATTATCCATAGTTTCAGCTTGTGAGTCTAGCATGTCTGCTTCATAGTCCTCACCAGCCTGTTTAATCATCTGGATGTGATTAATGTCGTTATCAAAGTTTATCTTGTTATCAATTAACTTTTTAGCTTTAGGTATAAAGTTTATCAGTTTATTGATATTATCCATCTTCCGACTATGGGAAGCATTATAACTGTCTATTCTTTGCTGAAAGAAATCAGATGTATCTTTTATAGACTTATCTATTTCTTTATTCTTCTCTTCTACTAATCCAACAGTAGCATCTGTAGATAGATAGTTGGTATCACTAATGTTGGGTGGTGCATCATTAGATTGATTAATTAGTTTTTGTAGAGTAGTCATTATACCTCCACCATGTCTACGTCAATTTTACTATAGTCTACAGTTAAGTATTTACCAGCACTATCTTCAGCAATACCTACAGCCATAGGGTTAATCTTAGCAACCTCTTGTGCCATAGCTCCACGATAGCGTTTAGTACCACCTATGTAGTTAAACTCCCATATGTTATGACCCTGTGGTGAGCTGCCTACATATTCTATATTTTCTTTTAGTTTAGAATCAGAACCACTACCAGCACTAGCAATAATACCAGCAACCTGTAAACCAAAGTTTAGGAATGTACTAAATCTATCACTAGGCGGCATAAGAACTGGTGCACCATACTCTGGTGTAAAGCCAAGTGTCTTTCTATTCTTAGCATCCATAGACTGTTTCTTACGTAAGTTACGTTGGTAATTTAACGCTTGATTTCGACCGTACTGATTTCGTACTTTGTTTCGCAGCTGACCCTTAGCAAATAGCAGCTGCATCAGCTCTGCACTTCTTCCATAACTTCGAGCTCTACCGCCTTGGTTGACCTTCTGTTTACGGAAGTAATTTTTCATTAATGATTCTGTTTGTTTCATAGCACTACCTCTAGCATACACTGCTTTCGAGTAGGCATCACTTGTAGCTCGACTGAATCCAATTACGTTGTCTTGTAAAGACTTCTTATATCCAGCCTCTCTGTTGAAATACTTAAGTCCCTCGGACCTGTATTTAGCATTTTTATCTAGCCATTTCTGCTTCGCTGCAAAGCGAGCTCCGGCATTAGCATCTGCGCACACGGCAAAACTCAATAAAGGGTAAGTAGTTAGGACCGTGTAGTACTTGACGTAAAAACTTGAATCCTAAAAATTTTAACAGCCTGATGTGGGCTGTATTTCGTTTGTCAACAATGTTCCAGAGGAGGGGTTCTTGACGGCTATCGACATACCTCTTCGCCTCTCTTGCAAACATTATCGGTTTTTCATAAATAGCGGGAGTACATAGCATCCATATGTCTCCTCGTTGTCCAACTCCAGCCATCCCGGCAGCCTTGCCGCTAGGTGCAGTGAAATACACGCAGGGGGTCGTGTAAGCAGCTGAAAGAAGGTAGCGGATAGGTTCTACCCCCCAGCCTTCTTCGAGCTCTCTACGGTCTTCTGGACGTAAGTTTGTGGCTACCTCGTAGGCAGCCTTATTTGTAATCGGGTGTATATGTTTAGACACGCTTATAATATTTGGGTGTAAATGATCCTTCCCATGACATAGCTCTCAATGTAGCTGGTGCTGGGTGTGTAGATTTGACTCTAATATCTACGTTTGTATTCTTTTCATATATAGGTACAGTACGTATTACTTCTTCTACAAATGGTGCATCAGATGCTTCATACTCATCTAGCTCAGTAGATTCGTATACTTCAGTGTATGGATCTTTACCTACTCTAGTTAGTGTAGTTTCATATAATCCAGTTTTACCAAAGTGTACACGTAATCTATGTAAAACAAGCATGCCGTTTACATCTGAGTTAGACTTATCGCCTTGTACCTGTGTAGGATATATAGTAGGAAAGTCTACCTGATAATCATACAAATAACCTATATTAAATGTGCCTGTTGACCAGTCACCCGGTAATGTAAAGTCATCATTAGGGCTATTACCTGTTAATGTAGCAAACGCATATCTACCTATTCTAGCTGCACTAGAATCTCTATCTATAACTACAAGAGATCCGTTAGGTGTAGTCACATCTGGTATCCACGTGGACTGTCCTGTAAATGTAGTTAGATTTGTAGATGCACTATAAGAGCCACCAGTAACAGTTGTATAGTTATCTAAGTGTAGTAGATAATTAACACCATCTTGATCTAGGCTAATATCATCATCATCCGGTACGAGACTAAGAGTCTGTAAAAAGTTATCTGTATCTAAAAAGAAATAATCATCATTAATTATAAAATGATATAATAATGGATTGTTAAACTTCCATTTAAACCATGCTTGTTGTTGACGTTTTTCAGCTACGTTAAAGTATCTAAATCCAAATACTGTATCTGAGTTAGTCTTACCAAAAAGCACCATAGAATTTTCTCTGGAATTTGTAAGAAGATCTATGTCTTTAGCTAATAACGTAGGTACAATTTTACTAGGTTCTACAACAGCAGGCTCTCCTTCTCGTCGTACGTTAGCCATTTCATTGAAGCGGCTAAACTTACCTGAGTTATCTACATATGCGACAGTCACACCTAATGAGATTGGTGAGATTGCTTTGTTATAATTATATGTAGCTACACTACGTAGTTTAGCAGTTTCTGGGTTTAGTATTTCAGCATCTGATGACAGTAAGAATTGTTGGTTAGTACTAAATACTAGCAAACCACTATTTACTTCTATAGCATCAAATATATCAGATGGGAATGTAGAGGCACAAGCTATATCAATAGCGTCAGCTGCTCCTACTGCTAGTGCAGATTCTGCAAAGAAATCTGGTACTCCTAAAGTTCCCGGTCGACATAATACTACGTTTTCTCCGGCTAGAAAAGCCAATCTGTTTCTAAAAAAGACTACCTTGTTAATACGTTTACCTACAAATGAAGGCATGGGGTTTGTTACCTCATCACCTACACCTCTTTCAGCATATGTAAACTGTTTAACAGTAAATGTAGTTGTAGCTGTACGTTGTATGACTAACGGCATATTAGTTAGGGTTTTAGTTATACCCGGTTTTGCACATTCTACCCATGAACCAGCACCATCAAGATTATCGTTACCTTCAAATCTTAGGTAGTAATCATCTTCATCTGATAGTCGTGCGTTAGATACTTTAACTATATACCCGTGTCTACATTGAGCAGGCAATCGAGATACGTCATTTACAGACTTCTGAAATACTCGCATAATATCATCTTCTAACACTTCTATAGTAAAAGGATTAGCACTTGAATAATATACACCTGTACCTATAACTTTAGCAGATATACCTGATGGTAAATTAGCTGTCATACCACCTAATATAGCTTCTGCTGTTACAGCTGTGTCAGCATCAAAAGGTGTAGGGGCTGGTCGTATAAGTCCGTCATGATTGGTTGCTACAGTAGCTTTAACATCTGTAGATTCATGATCTTCAATTCTAACTGTCATGGTAGCTTGACCACCACCAGCGGCAGCAGTGCTTGCAAATGAAGGACTGATAGTTACAGTCTCTCCTGTAGTCCAACCTTCTCCACCATGTAGTAATACGATTTCAAGGCTGTAACTTGCTCTATAATTTTGTCCACCCGGACCTTCGTTAGCAGCACTATAGTTAGGGCTGATACCCTGTTGACCTAGAGCTGTAAGTCTAAATGTTAAGTTTTTACCATTACCAGATCCTATACCAGATCCGTTACCTCCGGGTTTAGATACACTAAATACTTCTGTACCAATACCGGGACATGATCCTGTACCATCTGCTTCACTAAAAGTATTAGCTGTAATCTTTACACGTGTAGCTCTGTTAACTGTTGTTAAGTTACCTGTAGAGCTATCGTCATAAATGTTTACAGCATACTGTCTACCATTTTCTGTTCTAGTTAGTTCGATAAAAGCACAATGAGTTTCTGGTCTAGCATCTGTTGAACCTGTAGCAGTTACTAATGTATTAGCGTTAGTTGTATCTCTACTACTTACAAATGTAGTATCGTTAATTGTTAAGAATTGTAAGTTTTCTGGTGTATTTGTAGCTAGGTAGTTTGTAATAGCTGTCTGTCCACCAGTACCGTAAGCTGTGGTCATTTGTGTACCGTCGTTACAGCTCCATACACGTACCTGACCATCAGCTGCTACTTGACCTATATAAGATCCTTCTGACTCATCTCTGTAGTAGTGAAACCATGAGCCACCATTTTGTACGTTAGGTAGTTTAGTTGTACCTACACGTCTAGCACCCGGTCTTTTAAACAAACCTTTGGTTACGTCTGGTACAGCATTTATACAGTCCTTAACTTGTCCGGGAAATTTTAAGTGGTCTGGCTGTTCTGATATACCAGCTGAATAAGCCGGTACAGTTTGTCTAATATTTGCCATTATCTAGCTAGATTCCTCCATGGTTCGTAAGCTGTATATGCAGTATCTTCTGGTAGTCCAAACATAGAATGGTTGCCCTGATTACATTCGTATTCCATAAGTGCTGCTCTTGCTTGTTGTTCTTGTACTCCTAGTAATTGTACTAATCCGGGATTAGATACTAATTGTACAGCTGCCTGCCTTGATGCTCTGTAAGTAATAAATCTTCTGAACACAGGTGGTAAGTCATCAAAGTTATATAGCTTAACAATGTCTAAATAGATAGTACCTACGTCAGAGAAATCATCAGTATGGTCAAACTTATCGTAAAGATAACCACTCCTTCTAACGACATCATAGTGTCTGTCTTTCCATCCATCTGTTACATCCATTTGTAATACATCTGCTCCTATGGCAATCTTGCCAGTAACAGAGTCAGCAGTATAGGCTACATGTTTTTCTTTATTAAAGTGCCAACCTTCAGCTTGTACATCTACGTTAGCATCTTTGAGTAAGTTATATATAAACTGTATTTCTGGGTTAGCGTTTGTTATTGCCCCTGTTGTAGGGTCTTTAAGTTGTGTTATTGGTGATTGCCCGATAGCTCCCAGTATTGAGTTAACTGCGGATAGTTCGGTATCGAGGTCAATAGTTGTGGAAGCCATAAAAAAAGGGGGACACGAAGTCCCCGTATAAAAAGTAAATTAAGCGTTAGTTGGATAGTTGTCACCAAATGCAGCATTACCAGTAGAACCAGCATCTGCTCCAGCAAGGAACTCAACACACGCAGCAGGGTTTAGGAAATCTGCACCCATTGCTAGACGTCCGAGTATTACGTCACCTTGGTATACAACTGAAACATCACCTGAAGTTACCTGAACCTGTGGTCCGATAGCTTCTACAACTCCAGCAGCTTCCTTCTGGAAGACAAGTCCGCAAGAGTTAGCGAAGTCAGAATGGTTACCGTAGTTATTTCTGATACCAGTTACGTTTGATCTAGCATCTTCTAACTCAGAGTCGCTACCAACGAAGGAACCTACGTTACCGGGTGATGTTACACCGGGGTTAGCAGCTCCAGCAGATCCGTAGATAGTACCGTAGTTACCAAAGAATGGAATGTTCATTGACTTGTAGATCTTGATGCCTGCAATTTCAATTACACCTTGTCCAGACTGTAAGGCTGTACCTTGTACGTCTCTGTTTACAAGACCGTTAGAACCAACTTCTTGTATTAGTTCGTAGTATTGTCTTGGGTTTAACACAGCTACTCTACCATCAGAGGATAATCCCTTCTCGTCAAGTGCTGCGGCTGCATCATAGAAACCGTTGATTAAACAGGTAGAATCATAAGCAGCAGTAGCGTTTGTTACACCACTTCTGGTTAATCTAATCTGTGTTCCACCGGGCTCTACAAAGCCAGACTTTGTGATTGGTGAAGCTAGACGTGCTCCCTTCGCAATTTGACGGAAGATGAGTCTGTCGTACTTCTCAGCTAGAGCATAGCCGATCTTCTTAGAGATCTCACCACGTAGGTCGTAGTGTGCTAATGTTTCATCTAGCTCATAGACAAATGCAGAACTGATTAATAGCTCATCGCATGTAATTGTCTTTTCAGCTACTGGAGGTGCTCCATCGGAGTTACCTAGTATGCTGTTGCCGGGTGTATGATACTCGGCTTTTGTGCGTCCAGTGTATATGAACTGTAAACTCTTACCATTAGTAAGTGTTCTTTTCATCACAAGGTCTCTAGCAATTGTGTTGTTTTGGAAACCTTTAAACATTTCTCCACTGAACAGCTTTAGGTACAAAGCACGGGCGTCACCTGTACTTTGCTGCTGACCCGGGCGAGTTAGACTCGTGGTCAGTGTGCTATTCTGTT